GCAGTACTTGAAAAAATTGCAGAATCACACGATAAGCGTATTGGTGATATGGAAGATTTTCAACGCAATGTTGTGGATAGACTGGATCAAAAAATACAGATGGATCTGGCATCACAGATCAGTTTAGAACGAACGTTGACTCGTGCAGTTACGTCGTTGGACTCGCTGTCCATTGCGGTTAAGGATGCCAGTGAAAAAGCCGATGAGGCTCATACATTAGTGAAGAAACACGAAACAATCGGCCTTACGGTAATGAAGGCAGGCACGGTTCTTGCTGTTGTATTGTCGGCTCTATGGGCTGTTGTTAAATTCGTCCTGCATCAATAAGGCTTATATGTTAGTACAGTTGATATATGTCTCCACTCCTAAATTAGGTAACAGGGAAGTAATTAATGCAGAACTGCCTAAGTTTCAAGAACGTAATAAACTAGCTGGTCTCGGCGGGATGATTTGGTCGCACGAACATTTTATATTACAATTACTAGAAGGCGAGCGAGACAAAGTTAATGCCATTTATCGACGCATTGCATGTGATAAACGTCATGAGAATATCACCTTAGTCCGTTACAATGATGTAAGGCAAGCTGAGTTTACTGAGTGGAATTTTGCGGTGATTGATGCTGATCCCAATTATGCGCACCACGATTGCACGGATTGCACGGACTTTTTGGCAACGCTTATTCCTGATCCTACTGTAGTGGCTAGCACTATTACTAGCTCTGCCGCAATGTCAATCATAAGAAAAGCGGCGGCAGTGACAATTGTTACAAAAGCCCCCAACCGCCGCACGACTGATATTGCAGAGGTGTTTACTTACACCCCTAAACTTCAAGCCTTATAAGCTTTAAAATACTTACTGAAGTCTTGGTTAACAAACTTTTGCGATGCTGTAACAGTCTCGCTTACTAAAGATGTTCCTACCTTTGTGAAAGCCTTAACTGCTTCCTTAGTGTAAGTTGCTTGTGTGTCGACAAACTCGTTCATGGCCGTTGCGGCTGCTTCATTCTTAACGAATGTGGCAACGAATTGCTTCTTAGCTTTAACGACTTGGTTGATAAAATCTTCTGGTGTAAACATGTAATTCTCCTTAGACGAATGTTTAATACTATACGGCCCGCCCTATGCAGCACCGCACAAAGTATTTATGTATTTTATGCTGCGACCGCACATTTTTCAACCTTTCTGGGTAGCAAGAATTATGAATTGATTCGAAATTTTATTAAACCGCACATAGATAAATTACACTAAATACATACTACAATCACTAAAGGAGTAATAGATGTTTAAGAAAATTATTGACGCTATCGTTGCGTTTTTCAAAGGGTCGCAACCAGCGCCAATCGTTCCTGAAGCACCATATAAGATAGAAGTGCCAGTCACTGACGAAGTAACTTCAGTAGTAATGGAAGTACCTGCGCCTGTTGTCGCTAAAGTTGTGCCGGTAGCAAAACCTAAGAAGGTTGCTAAACCGGCTGCTAAGAAGCCAGTGGCTAAGAAAGTTACTGCGCCATTGCGTAAAGCAGATCAGCCAGTGCCCAAGAAGCCAGCTGCTAAGAAGCCAGCTAAGCCTAAAGCTTAATCTAGTATCCCGAAGTTTGCCCAGTTAGCGGCACCCAAACACACCCAACCCATTGGTCCGCCCAGGGTTGGGTTTGTGTTGAATACAATATGACCTTTGGTAGATGTGTATGCAGGTGGTTTGTCGGACGAGCTCAACTTCACTGTACCTATTCGTAAGTCAGCTATCTCAGTTGTGCCGTCTGAATGTAAGGTTACGTTATGTTTGTTATTTGCAGACAGCACAACATCTTGTGCACGTGGTGTTCCGATCTTGGCAACGCCTTCTTTGTCCTTAGACACCGTTACTTCCACTTCCTGGTCCCAGATACTTAGCGCAGCACTTGGCTCAGTAGTGTTAATACCTACACGCTTCTTGGTTACATAAAGAGTATGTGCGAGCAATGTTTCACCGTCGACAGTCAGTTCACGTAACGCACCTACTTTTTGCAAGAAGCTTTCGGTAATATCAAAGCCAAGCATCTTGCCTTCGATTACTGCGCTACCGTCAATAGTAATCTTCTTTAAGTCAATGCCATCAGCTTTGATAGTGTCAGTAACCTTTTGTGTAAATGCTTTAAACATGTCAACTTCTAATGATGCTTGCACATTAGCCGTGACAGTCTTTGATAGCTGCTGGTAGAATACCGAATCCTCGGGCACCGGTCCTTCGACAACAAAGTTACCCTTAACAGTTAAGTCTTTGGTAAGCAGATTATTCTCAACAACTGTTACATCGTCCATCAATGTGAGTACACATTCAGATGCGCGATCATCTATACCCGTAGAAGAGAAGTTGGCAATGATACCACCTTGCACTTGCTCACCGGTAATGGTAATCTCGCGCTGCCTAATAGCAGTAGCGGGAATACTTGCTGTGGGATACTTATCGCGCTTGAGAAGTCTGGCTGTAACAAACTCCTCGATGTATTGTTTAATCTCGTCTGTCAGTTCTGGTTGTGTTGAATCGGTCATAGTTCTCTTCGAATTTAATACTAATTACATGTTCGTAGTTGCGTTTAACGGGGCTCTTGTACATAAGGTTTTTATGTACAATAAAATCATCTGCACCTGCATCCATACTAAACTTTGCCAACTGCTTGAAGTACATTGTGTGGCGCTTAAACGGACCAAACACTTTTAATGCATCAGTTGCATTATCTACTTCGTATACTTTAGATTCCCATTGTGTGCGCGAACTTGTGCCCCAATTGTGGAATTCATTGTATACCAAACTGTTAGCACCATTACGGATAACTGCCGGTGTCGAAAACTCTCTATCTTTGAAATCTTGATTTTTGTAGTCTCGTAATGTACTTATTACAAATTCCTTGGCCAAGGAACAAATCCTTGTTACTTTGTCAATTTGAGTTTGTGCATTAGTTGCGTATGTGAAATACTCATCAGCGGCAACTACGACATCATACGACTTGTCGGTGGCAGATGGCACATAGGTGTAACTTACATTTTTCTCATCTAAGTAAGCACGGGCAGCATCACTAATTTCTGTAACGAAAATTTGCTGCTTTGCGCTGCTCATAATCGCTGGATTAAATCCGCAAAAAAGCACAGTAGAAGGAATGAAATTGTAATAGTCATAAACGCCATCCAATATAGATTGTTTCTTGAGTATGATCTCAGCTGCCTTGTTTGAAGCTTTTAGTGCGGATAAGTTTGCGTCAGTATAGTTTGTAAAATCAGTCATGCGAGAATGTTATAGTTATATAACTATTTATTACGACCGTATCAAATCGAGAGTAACGCAATGAAATCCACCACCCAACGTGCGTGAGTGACGCAGTTCAAGTGGTATAGATTCAATATTGTGATCTTTAAGAATTTGCATTAGCTTTGATTGTTTCTTATCTACTATGACTAAGTTAGGGTTAATAACAAGCATGTTCATTGCTATCCATTTACTAGCATACGGATACGAGTAAAAAGATTGCGGCACAACATCGCCTTCCGTAATCCAAATCTTCTGCCAGTTCTCGAATACTTTAGGCATTGTAGTGGGATGCACACGACTTGCATTAAGCATTACCAATCCTTCACGCAACGGCACAATAGTAGAGTCGATGTGTACGCCTGCATAAAAGTTACATGTTTCTATAGTAACATGGGGCAGTGCATCTTGCAACCACTGTGATGCAGCAATATTGCCTGACTCACTCTCGAGCATAAGGTATGTATCGTTTAGTCTGCATACATTGGCAGCGTCCAGTACCATACCTTTGTTGCGTGGCATCTTAATCATTTTACCACGCGATGTCACTTCTTGCAGTGCTTTGATTTCCATGTCCCTGCACGGATACATCATTGTAGTGTCGATGATAGTATCGCCGGCAATGAGTAAACGGTCGCGCGGGCAGTAGTTGTACATGCCACCCTCATATCCAAAGTCAATCTCAGACGGGCGGATAACTTCCACACCAAGTTGTCGAAGTGTGGCAGAGAGGGTTGCTAAGTCCTCGTTTGACTCATCGATTACATGACGAGCAACTTGCCCTGATGGCACAGGGGTTTCTTTCCAAAGAGTTTTGTATTTTTCCTGCATAAACACAGGATCGTTAGATGGCCAGTTAGCGTGAGAGGCATCGCCTACTACGCATACTCTAAGTTGGTCCCATTCGTTGTGTGAATTAATCATTATCGCCAGCCTGTGATTTGAAGTGTATAGCGATCTTCCTCGCCTAAGTTAGCTGCACTGTGCGGTGTATCATATTGCCAGCTGGCACATTGACCGGCTTGCCACCCCACAATAGGCACACCATTGACTTCGGAGTAATGACCGCTTTTCCAATCCTCTAGGAATACTATAGCTCTATGAATTCTGTGTTCGGCTCCAGCAAGGCCAAATAGGTTAACATATTTGACATATAAGTCAGAATGCGTGGGCATAACGGTACCTGTGTCCATACGGTAATAAGAAGTCCCAACATCTTTCCACCCCATTGCGTTAAAAATTTCAATAAACTTTTTGTTCCAGCTTGGCTGCGGCGAGCGCATGTCACACATGGCGCCTGTTACTTTGCTGCCATACCCCATGCGTTCCCACGTATTCAATGAGTCAGGGTCATTAAATGGCTCATGTATGTAGTCCAATGACTTAAACTCATCGTCCCAAAATACAGGAAGATTAAACTTGCTTGATACGTGTGTTACCATAGTGAATCACTTTAATGTTTTTGTTTGTAGTCTCGTAAGTGCGCCACGGATCAACGACAACACTGCCGTCGTGTATGTCACAGTAGACACCTTGCTTTTGTCCGCCTGCATAACCGTATGTTACGTTAGCGTTGTGCGCCATCAATACTACACCCACAACTGGACCATTAACTAAGTCCATCGTAAGTGGGTCGATGTAAATAGGTTTCTTTAACATCTTCTCAACATAATGACCAACCAGTAAGCTGTATGAACCTTCGCAGTATGCCACGTTAGGCTTGTATGCCTTACCGTGTATGTAGATAGGCAAGTCGCCATTTGCGATGGCAGTATCTACTAGAAACATTGCTAGGTTTTGCGCTTGAATCTCACGGGCGTTCATAATAGCATCAAAGAGGTCGTAACCTAAATCTAACTTCTCTGCCATGTAACGCAATGCAATGTTGTCACGTGGGTGGCAGGGCCCGGCATCGCCCATCCCTGCAGTCATGTATTTTGGACCCATGATCCGCATACTACTTTTCGCGAGCGCGGTGGTAACTACATCTACATTAATGTTACCTTGTTTGATGGCCACATCTTGAATCATGTTGGCTAAACCAATCTTCGCGCTTATATAAGTATTGTAGAATACTTTGATGCACTCTGCTTCGTCCCACGTTCCAACTTCGTAGCGTGGATCGTTTTGCATGATGGGCTTATAAAAATCAATAAGCGTCTTAGCATCACCAGTTAACGATCCATCCTCTGTTCCTATGATGACCATTTCTGGATTGACCATATCCCACGCAACAGATCCCATTGCGATTAAGTATGGATTGTAAATAAACTTTGCATTATAAATGAGTGGCTGCAACTCACGGCGTACTGTACCTGGCAATACCGTGGAAATGAGTACGACGATTTGGTGTGACAGCGCAACCTGATTAATTTGGTACAGTACCTCTTTTACGGTTTCGTAATCAAAGTCTTTGTTTGGCAAGTGAGCAATTGGTGTCGAGCCATCGTATGCTGCATCGTGCGGTGTTTGCACTGCGACAAAAATGATGTCTTGCCCTTTAACCGCGCCCCATATTTCGGGTGCAATGTTAATCTTGTCACTTGTCTTGGGGTAAATATCATAACCCGTAACGTTATAGTGACTTGCCATTGCTTCTGCGCAAGGCATTCCTAATTTTCCTAATCCAATCATTGATGCATTAATTGTTTTCATTGTTTACTTTGAATTTACAGTTATTAAAGTGGTGTCTAGTCATGCTTAATTGTTTACCAGTTTCGTTGCAATGTGGACAAACGAGTATAGGTTTTTTCTTAAACGAATCGCTTATTTTTTGCTTTGTGTCGCTATTTAATTTTTTGCCTTTATTTGCGTCTGACAATAATTTCTTTGTCTCACTGCTACGTTCCCTACCATAAGTCCAGTGAGTTTTTCCTCTTGCTCCTTTTTTAGCATTCGTTGAATCCGAATACTTTTTACCAGTGTTAGCTGCTGATAATAATTTTTTAGTTTCGCTACTAACAGGAACCCCTGCTCTTGTATTAATCTGTTTTGCCCTTGCTTCTTTAATTTTTTGCCTGTGCAATTCTGATTTTGCCCGCCCTCTATCAGACTTGCTGATTTTATTTTTAGTTAAGTCCGACATTAACCTGTTATTAATTGGGGGAGCAGGTGAATCATTCTTGTTTAAAAAATCTTGCCGGGCTACTACTTTTAATTTTTTTAGTACTCTAGTTTCCCAGGCTCTAGCCTGCGCTGCGGTCATAAAAATTTTTCTAACTTGAATTATACTTGGATTACCGTACTCTAATCGCATTTGTTTAACCACTGGCGACGAGGTAAAATACTTAACCCATAAATCTGCGGGAGTACAATTTTTGGCGTATCTGACTCCATAATAGTATTTGTTATGCTCCGGCCATCCAATTAAATACGTGTAAGGTTGATGCTGCATAAATATTATTTATACCAATTCCAATAAACCCTACATTTTTGATTTCCATATGATTCCTGTTGATAACTTCTATAATGCATTGTATGCTAATTTACTTAGCGATACAAGAATGCGCTATTTCAAAAACTTTACCAATGCCCCTGCAGTAAGTGATATAATCGACAATGTCGCAAGTTCTGATTTGTTGACATTGTTTTACGATCAAGAGCCAGTGTTCGAGGATACTGTTGACAACTTATCTACAGTGTTTGCTGCCCACGGGTTCAGACACGATATAGATGTATTAGCAAATTCAG